CGCAGCCGGGACTGCTAAGTAAGATAGCCGATGCGGTGAAGACTGGCGTGAACGTAGCCTCTTCAGTTATCCCTAATCTTCCTGATAGTAATGTCTTTACCGGGCAGTACGAATATGGTACTGGCGGCATGGTACACCAGACGCCTGACACTTCATCATCTTCATCATCCTCCTCTACTAGCTCCTCTAGCGGTGGTAGCGCAGGCGGTGCTGACCCTAGTGCTGCGGGAGCTATACCGTCATCCGCTTCAGGCGATCCAGCTACGGGAGAAGGTGGGGCAGCCGATACTTACGTTGTGGGCGGACAGCTTTATGAACTAATAAAATCCACAACAGACCCAACATTGCGGGATGCTTACATAGGAGAGTTTGAGAGGTATACAGGGACAACTTATGACCCTAATCAGCCCTATGTAGCGCCTACCACAGTTCCTGTTGGGAACGCTCCTGCTACCTTTGAGGCTGAAGGGGCTGTAGCGCCCGCTGCCGACAACTCTACACTGTTTGGCAACATCCTAGACTGGCTCAGGCGTAACCCAAACGCTACAGATGCAGAAAGACGGGTAGCTATGGACGCTAATGGCGTAACGGTAGCAGACGTAGCGGCAGCAACCGGGCGGGATGTTGCTGAAGTAGCTACTCGGTACGATACCGCAGGCACTACTACAGGGACTACCACAGGGAATACTACAGGGACTACCACAGGGAATACTACAGGGACTGCTACCGGGAATGGTGCGGGAGTTATTGGTCAAGGGGATGGTCAGGGTGTTGGAACAGGTACAGGCGCTACAGTTATGCCTTTTGTGTTCCCTAAAACTGTTACGACTCCTGTTACGACTCCTGTTACGACTCCTACCGTTGGTGATCCTGTCACCGGCATACCCGGTACTGGTACAGGAACTGGCACAGGCGGTACCGGCACTGGTACTACGCCAAAGCCTAAAATAGAAGCTGCTCCCGTTACAGAAAGAACAACCCAGATGGTCTTTGACCCAGCCTTTAAGTTTAACAGGGACTTTGGCATGTTGGGGAACCTCCTATCTTCACAGTATAGACAATAGAGGCGGTAGTAATGAGTACATACCTAGAATTGACCAATAGGGTTCTCCGCAAGATGCGCGAGACTGAAGTGTCCTCTATAACAGATAACACCTACTCAGTCCTTGTAGGCGACTTTGTGAATGAGGCCCGTGACGTAGTACAAAGGGCTTGGACATGGACGTGCCTGAGAAGTACGCAAACAGTCTCCGCTACCGTAGGGGATTACCAGTACAGCCTTACAGGTGCTGGAGTAGACTTCCAGATACACGATGCCATTAACGATACCCAGAATGCAAGGATGCGCCAGTGGACTCCTGTAGAATTTAACTCACGGTTCCTATTGAACTCCCCCGCGTCTGGAGCGCCTACGGACTACTGCTACCGAGGCTTAGACGCTAACGGAGACATGCAGATAGATGTTTATCCTATCCCGGATGGTTCTTACACGCTTAAGTTTGATATGACCATACGGGGAAGTGACCTTGTAAACGCTACAGATACAACATCCTTGCCGATATACCCCATTACATCTCTTGCATACGCCTTAGCAGCCCGTGAACGTGGTGAAACAGGCGGTACGGCTGCTCAGGAGCTATTCCAGTTTGCATCTATAGCTTTAGGGGATGCCATAGCCCTTGACGCACAGCACTACCCACAAGACCTTACATGGAGGGAAGTATAATGGCGCAGCCCCTACAGAGCATCACGCTTAGTGCTCCAGGGTTCTTGGGCATTAACACACAGGATAGCCCGCTGGGTGTCGATCAGTCCTTTGCCGCCATTGCTAACAACTGTGTAATTGACCGCTTTGGACGCATAGGTGCCCGTAAGGGATACCAGTACCTTACCACTAACGCTACCGCAATCTCAGGCGGTACGGGCCTCTACGCTATCCATGAACATGTGTCCACTGCCGGTGTCTCCACCATATTTAGCACAGGACATAATAAGATACTTTCTGGGATTACTACCCTAGTAGATAGAACGCCGGTAGCCTATACCATCACCTCTAACCTCTGGAAGATGGTATCCCATGTAGATCATACCTACTTCTTCCAAAGGGGCTACGAGCCTCTGCTGTACGATCCCACTACCGATACCGTAATGAAGATGTCGTCACACTCCCATGCTTTGGGGACACCTCCGCAGGCTAATGAAGTCTTGTCTGCTTACGGTAGGCTGTGGTGCGCAGACTTTACTTCAGATAAGTCTACCGTTTATTGGTCTGATTTACTAGACGGTACTCGATGGATAGGCGGCACTTCAGGGTCTATTAACATACAATCTCATTGGCCTACGGGGTATGATGAGATAGTCGCACTTGCCTCGCATAATAACTTTCTGGTTATCTTTGGTAAGCGTTCTATTCTGCTTTTCTCAGGCGCAGACGACCCTAGCACAATGGCGCTTCAGGACTCCATATCCGGTATGGGCTGCCAAGCACAGTGTTCGGTAGTGTCTACAGGGGATGAAATATTGTTCCTGTCCTCCTTTGGCGTACAGAGCCTTGGCAGAGTTATACAGGAGAAGTCGTCCCCTACTTTTGACATTACAAAGAACGTCAGAGATGATATAATAGCAGCTCTTGCCAGCGAGACTGGGCGCATTACGGCAATGTTTAGCCCAGAGGAAGGATTCTACCTTCTTAACTTCCCTACCGTTGCTATTACCTACTGCATAGACAATAGGGGCAAGTCAGAAGATGGCGCTCACAGGATAACCACATGGACAGGTATCGAGCCGCTTAGTTGCTACCGGACACAGTCAGGTCAGGTATACTTTGGTAAACTAAGCGGTATTGCAAGGTATACCGGCTATGTCGATAACACATCCTCGTACCTCCTAGAATACTTCAGCAATCCTCTCGGTTTTGGCCAACCCGCTGTCCTAAAATTCCTAAAGAAGTTTGCCCTTACTGTTATCACCGACACTAGCATGGATGTGGTGCTGAACTGGTCTTTTGACTACAGCACTGCCTACACCAAGAGAACTATATCCCTGACATCCGTAGCGGGTGGTGAGTTTAGCATTGCCGAGTACAGCCTGGCACAGTACGGGGGCGGTGGCGCTATTGTACGGCCTTCTGTAAACGCTTCGGGTTCTGGTTCTTTGGTTACTGTAGGGATTCAAGTAGAGGTCAACGGAGGCTCTTTCTCCATTCAGCAATTAGACATATTAGCGTTACTTGGGAGGATTTATTAATGTCGGACTATACTAAGACTACAGCCTTTACAGTTAAAGACGGGCTTACCACAGGGAATCCTGCCAAGCTCATCAAGGGTGTTGACTTTGACCTTGAGTTTGACAATATAGCTACTGCCGTGGCTACTAAGGCTAATACAGCGTCTCCTACGTTCACAGGGACGCTTACGGCAGCTACGATCACTGGAGGTACATACTAATGGCATACTCAGGCAATCTTCTTGCGCCCAACTACAACCCCTTAGTGTCACAGCCACAGACAGGCGGGGCACCGGGTAGTCTTGTTACCATGCCTTCTGGGTATGACCCTAGGATGTATCAGACGCAGCAGACAACGGTTCCCGGCCCACTTCTCAATACGCCTTCTGGGTACAACCCACAGGTATCACAGCAGCAGACAGCGGCCCCAGCGACTCCTTCTACATCGTTTAACTGGGCAGACTTCCTCGGTAACAACCTTGGCGGTATGCTTAACGTGGGAGCTAACGCTGTCCTTGCTAAACAAGGTATTGACGACACCACTGCCGCAGGACAGAAGAGCCAAGAAGCCCTTATGGCCCTTGCGGAGCAAGCGAGGGCAGGAGCAGAGTTTAAGCCGTATACCGTAACGGCTGGCCCACAAGGGGGCTTTAGCGCCACTAACACTGGCCTATCCATGAACATGTCTCCAGAGCAGCAGGCAATGATGCAGCAGCTTCAGGGTAGAGGCATGGACTTGATGCAGGGCGCTACAGCCGATCAGTCGCTACAGCCCCGCCAAGAGCAGCTTATGGGCATGTTTGACGCTATGAGAGCGCCACAGCGTGAACAAGAGGCTCTGGCGTTAGAACAACGTATGTTTAACCAAGGCCGTTCAGGTGTCAATACGGCACAGTACGGGGGCACACCTGAGCAGTTTGCCTTTGCCAAGGCGCAGGAGCAGCAGCGTTCAGCGGATGCTTTGACGTCCAGACAGCAAGCACTGACGGAACAGCAACAGCTCTTTAATGCCGGTCAGAGCATGTTTACCACAGGGTACAAGCCACAGGAACAGATGCTTGCGATGATGCAGGCAGCTACGCCATACAGTGAACTGGTATCTCGTGGGCAGCAGCAGGGACTTGTTACAGGTGCCGGGTTGTCACAGTCCGGTATCGAAGCTGGCATCCAAGGTGAACAACGGGCTAGTAACCTTAGAGAAATATACCTTCAGCAGATCATGGAAGCTATGTTTGCTCCACAGACAGGCGGAACAGGTGGGGACGCTAGTAGTCTTGTAGGCGGACTCTTTTCAAATCTCTTTAATAAGTTTAAAGGCTAGAGGATACATTATGGCTGACTTACAAAGTCTGTTGGCAAATCTGCTGACCCCTGTGGACAAACAGGCGGAACTGCGCACTAAAGGCGCTGATATGATGCAGTTGCTCCAGGGTGGCGCAGGCGCAGCGTCTGCGTACTACTCACCTACACGGGTGGCTTCCATGAAGGGATCACTCGGCAGCATGTTCGGCTTGGATATGCGTGACCCTGCGCAGAAGATGCGGGAGCAGTTAGCGGCTAATCCACCTGATATGGGTACGTCTGCGGGCTTGTCCCAGATGGCGCAGATGGCACAGCAGGCCGGTGATACTGCTGCGGCTGCACAGTTTGGGATGCAGGCCCAAATGATGGCGACACAGGAAGCGCAGAAGGTGGCCGCTACAGGAAGAACACAGCTTCAAATAGGAACAGGCGTAACCCTTTTGGACAGTACCCTTGCCGGAACGACAAATACAAATGTTAAAACAGCGTTGGGGGCACTGAGGGCGCCAGTGGCTTCAGGGGCAATCTCTGTAGAGTCGCTCCCAGGTATTATAGATAAAATATTTACACAGTTTAAAGAACCAATACCTACACCGACTCAGTTCAAAGCGGATATAGCAGACTTTGTTACTGAAACAGGAAACCTTGTATCGTATAGGGTGGATGAGAAGGGCTTGGTAGACGTAGGTGGAAAATGGATGACCCCAGACGCTGCTCGCCTAGTAAGTGCGCCTACAAGAGCGACAGGGACTACTAAAACAGAGACTCCAGTAAGCCCACAGCTTGTTAGGGCGCTTCTCCAGAACGCTGCTAGTAACAACTGGATAACAGGCGACATGGAGAATCCGCTTAACAGGAGCCTTGTTGATGCTATAGAATCAGGAGCAGTAAAAGACGCAGGCGGTGTAAAGGAATGGCTTGAAAATACTCCCGGCACTCCAGCAAACATAGCAAAAGGGCAGCAGATTACGAGGAACACCCTTGGTTCTGTAGCTCCTATTATGAGGAACGTGGAGCAAGCGTTGAATATCATAAACGATCCGCAGTCTAAAATAGGTGGTTTCAATAGCTACTTGGAAGACTACCCGATGGATACAGATGCTGGTAGGTTTAAAAGCGTTGTAGAAAGTATAGTTTCTGGGACTACGTTTGACCAGATTCAAAAGATGCGCACAGATGCCGCGTCAGTAGGCGCTGTGGGTACAGGGCTTGGGGGCACTTCAGAGCCTGAGTTTAAAGCTCTTGGGAGTGCTGTTGAGAATCTTAAAACAGCCCAAGGGCGTCCCGCAATAGAAGAGGCTATGAATGACTATAGCTTGCACTTATATAATGTGCGTAATCTTGCAATGGGACTTCCTTTAGTTGTCTTAGCTGATGACCCTATATACAGCGTAGCCACTCGCCCAGAGTTAACTCCTCCGTATCGAACGTACTTTGAGGTTAGTGAGGGAGCAGTCCCGGTAGAGGTATTGGTAGCAGACACCACAGAAGACGCACTGGCATTGGCTAAAGCACAACGATTAGGTAAATAATATGGCAGATAATAATACTCCAATGGGGCCGCTTGGCCCTAGAGGTTCTGCACGGCAGCAAGCAGCTCCTTTAGAAACTTCCGTAGTTCCTCCCCAGACTGTACAGCCTCCTGGGGCGTTTAGCACTGAGGTAGTTCCACAGCCTTTGGCGCAGCAGCCTACTTCTTCAGGTGAGATTCCTATGGGGCCGCTGGGTCCTCCTATGCCCCCAGAAGAACAGGTACTCTCTGCGGATACCCAGAGAAGGGATCAGCAAAGCGGCTTGCCTACAGCAGCACCTGGGTGGTATGAAGACCCTATAATGGCTGCAAGGGCAATGCTGGACGGAATGGTATATGGGTTCTCTGATGAGATAGGTGCAGGCGTAGCTGCCGCTGTTGCCACTATTGCGCAGCCGGGTCTTGCTGAAGGCGCTCCTAGAAAGCCCTTTAGGGCCATTTACAACGATATGATGAGTCACCTTCAAGATGAAAGAAACATATACACCGCTAATCACCCTGGCGCCTCTCTAGGCTTGGAAGTGGTGGGTTCCTTAATAAGCCCCGCAAACAAGCCCATTAGTATTGTAGCGGGTAAGCTCAAGAACGCTGTACTCACGGGGAGTGATAAACTAGGGAGCCTTACAGGGCTATATGCTACAAGGACGCAACAGGCGCTTGCTAACATGGAAGCGCGGGCCACCACATCACCGGGCCTTGCCACAACTCTTGCAAGGGCGCCTCAGGCTGTGTCTCCTTTTAAAAGTGGTGTTACCGCTACGGTAGAGGCCGTCCCCACAATGGCTGCTGCTGGCGGCCTGTACGCCATTGGGAAAAGAGAACCGGAACAAGCTCCTATGGACATGGCGCAGTTGGGTAGAATAGCTACAGCGGGCGGCCAGGGAGCCGCTATGACCGCAGCTTTCTCCCCCTTAGCTGCTTTATTCCCTGTCATAGGCTCTGCTCTTACAAAA